TCTTCCCAAAGGTATTGATTTACAATGTTGCCGCCGATCCTGTGCTCGCCATAAACAACCGCAACCGGCACTCCCACTTCCTGAATAGTCTGGACGCCGTCCCAGCCGTAAGTAGGTGAGCCTTCATCAAGGCCCGCTGCACCGCCAAGATTAAAATCCGGCATTTTGGGCTGGTTCATATTCTGATAAATAGCGTAACCCATGGACAACACAAAGAACGTAAACAAGAACGGATGAGCTACGGCTACCGCCCAGACCGCCGAAATTATGGCAGAGATAATCGCGACTACCGGCGCTTTGACTTCCGGGATAACGGTAATCTCATCTCCGCATTCAAGCTTTTCCGATAGATCCAAGATCCTGCGGCCGGTAACAATAACGCGCCTATCCTCAAAAGCTATACCCGCGTCTTGAAGATAGTCCTTGATAGTCTTGCTTCTTGAAAACTCAAGCTCTTTAACCTGCGCTTCTTCCAGCTTAAACGGATTGTCGATATTTCTTATTGTTACCATCTCTTATCCTTTAATCTGTAAAATCCCTCTGCCCTTACCACCCATGAGGAATCCTCAAGCCTTGAAATAATCACTCCCTGCCTGCAACAATGAATAAATCTTTTGTTGCTCAAAACAATTCCAGCGTGATTGGCAATCTTTCTTGAGTTGACAAACAATACCCCGTCCAGAATTTCCGGCGTTTTGACTTCAACCCAATCATGAAAGTAATGCACCTTAAAATAATCTTTGCCCTCAAGGCCCCAGACTTTGCTGTATTCAAGATCCTCAATATCAAACAACGTCACTCCTAAGTCCGCATAAACAAACTTCAAAAACCCCCAGCAGTCAAGGCCGTCTAATGCCCTGCCCCTGTGCCGATACGGAATGCCAAGATACTTATCCACGATGCATCTCTCTACATCACGTATATGCGCCTTGTCGGCACTGAGGGAAAAGCCCCGAACCTCTGGTAATTGTTCAGCTGCTTGCATCTCTGCTTTGTCTTGTTGCATGTAATTTCAACTCCCGAATATCCGCACTCCGCGGATTTAAACTTCCATGCGCAGTAATTCCGAGAATAGCGCCTTGCCGGTAAATCCACTCCTAAAACATCAAACTTTCCTGTCAGAGTAAACTCCACGTTATTCTGATCCGCGGTGTAACTATCGATATAAAAGATGTCATCCATAAAAGCATCCGGATCCGACAGCTGATTCAACCAGACCATACGGATAGTGACTCGCCTTCCTCTAAAATCAAACTGCTCTAAATAAAGCTGAATGAGCCTTGAGACATTGGCAAGCCGCACCTTTACTTGGTCAATTGCGCCTTGGTTGTTCTCGCCGACAAACTCATGGGTTATAGGAAACTTTGAGTAAGTAATACCGTTATAAACCACGTCCTCATCGAGGCCCGCAAGGTGAAGATCGTTTACGCCGTCATATTTTTCAAGCGTGTATAAAAAGATAGGCGTATTTTCCCGCTTCGCCTTCTCCGCCTTAAATGTGCTGTCTACTTCGCGCGGCATTATTTCACCTCGATAAATTCAAATTCAAAGTCATACACTCCGTATGCCTTGCGGCTAAACTGAAAACTGTCCTCAACAAAACGGACAGTGCATTCTGCGGAGTCGTTCGGGTTAGTCCATGTAAACGCCATAAATGAGCCGAATTTGCTTTTAAAGAAATCTGAAACCTCCGCCATCTCCACATGCGTTCTGTTGTTAAACCTAAGCGTCCATTTACGCTGTGGATTCGCCCATTTGCGGCGCCTCTGCTCCGCGCCGTTCTCAAACTCCGAAACAAGCGTCTTGTATTCCACCGCCTCATCAATGAGAAAATCCGGCAGATATGTGAAATCGCTCATGTGTAACTCCTGATTACCGAACGGATCTTGCCGTTGTTATAAATGTCATCGGCAATGGCATTCGAAAGCATCTTCCGGTTGCGCCAAACATCTTGAGCGTCCCATGCCTGAATGACCTGATTCACATTTATGGTTATGCTGCCCTTTGCCGATTTTCCTTCGTTCAGAGATTTCAAGTTTTCCGATCCGCCTAACGCGCGCATACCCCTTCTGGATAAAACCCCTTCTCCTGTCTGCGCAACAATCGGCACCTCATCAGGCGCAAGGCCCGCATGCGCCCTTATGGGTAAAACGTCCCCGCCAGAGTGATACACCATCCCACCCTGATGAAAAAACGGGATCATGCCCGGGAAAATCGAACCTATGGTTTTAACAAGGATCATCTTGGCTAGGACCTCTGCCAAGACTTCCAGCATCATGTTGCCCAGTTCTGCGAAATAATCTTTGACATCACTAATCTGGCCTTTGAAAGCATCGCTAAAGAAGTGTTTAAACACCGCCCCCAGCGATCTTGCTGTCCCTTCGGCCATAGACTGAATCGCGTCAAATTTCTGCGCTACCTCCTCAATCTTGATATCCTTGCCTAAGTTTTTAAGCGCATCGATGAATCCGGCAATCGCGTTCTTTGCCTTGTCATATCCTTTAACTAAACTGCCTTCGCCGGTCACCAAGACGTTTGATATCTTATTGCCGACTCTATCCATCTCCATATCAGACGCTTTGATAAGACCTTGAAGATTGTCGCGGAAACGTTTGATATGCTCTGCTGCTTCCCGATATGGTTCGCCGAGTTTGCCGGGCAGTTTGCCTAAAACCTCATAAAACTTTTCTAAACCAAGGGCCAATTTGTCAAAACCTACCAAGAGATATTTGATGAGTTTCACAAATCCGATGTAGACCATTTGCGCACCAATCTCAACAGCATTGAGGACCGGCACTGCCACATCTCTGAATTTAAGAAATACAACGATAAGGATACTAACTGCTATAGCTATTCCAGCAATCCAGGGATGAGCAAGGGCAAACAAGGCGAGCTTGCCTACCAAATCAATGACGAGTCCGCTTAAACGCACCAAGCGCCCTATCAGCGCAACCACTGCTCCTCCCAGTGTCATAAAAATACCGGTCACTGCAATAGTCTGAATGATCGTCTGCTGCATTGCAGGCGTTAGTCTATTCCAAAGGTTAAGCAGATTGCCGAAGACATTGGCTAATTTATGCGCAACCGGCACTAAGGCCTCGGCAATACTAACGCGAAGCCCTATAAAGGCGTTATCAAGACGTTTTAGTTCGTTTGAGACGGAAAGGGAATATTTCTCTACGGATTTAAATGCCAGGGCAAGAGGTCCGGTTAAGGCCCCGCCCATAAAAGCAAGGTTCAATCCGACCTGGGATATCTCCCGACCTACCTGACGAAGCGTTCCGCCAAGCTGCTTGCAGGAGTTAGCAAATTTTTGCAGGTTGCCTTCAATCCCCTGCAGGCGCTTTGAGACCTCGTCTTTTAACTTCATAATAATTTCGAGTTCTCTATTCGTGGGCATTAATCCTCTTCCTCTCTTAACTTGGCAGCTTCTCGCTCAATTATCCGGACTGCGTGGATAAATTTAAGCGGCTGTTCAAGCCAGCCGCCGGGATTAGGCAGATATCCTTTCTCGTAGAAAAGGTATGCGTTCAGATACTCAATGCTAATTCTAGTGACAAGCTTTCTTGGACATCGCCTGAACTCCCAGTCCTTTAGCTTCCAGACACCCTCAATCGGCGAATCTTCCTCACAGCCGCGTTCTGTTTTTAAAGCGTCTGAACATGTCTGGCAGTCGAGCTTAAATTTATGCAGCCAGACTGCCAGGATTAGTTTTTTTCTTCGTCCTCGCTTAAAGAGTTCTCAGACAAAATCACCTCAGAAAGCTCATCTATCAAAGCCTTGGGAAGCATTGAGATAATCTCATCTGCGACAGCCGAATAATTCTTCCCGCTAACTGATGCTGAAACCGTATCAAACTTTACCGGCTTCCTGTCCCGCGGATCCAAGAAGTTGTCAAAACCCTTGAGCCCAAACTTCACTACCAAGAGATTGCGCTTCGAGGCGTTGATGTTTGCCTTAGCCGGATCCTTCGGATTCTTGGAACTAAACTCAAAACTTGTAGTCTGATCCTCGATATATGCCCGGAGGTGCGAATCCAAAAGCCCGACATGAAATACCGTCGGATTAGATTTATCCGGATCGAGTTTTGAATTGTAGGGTTTGGTTTCGTAAATATTGATTCCTGTAAGCATGTTTTCCTCCTCTTGTTAAAATGCAAGAATTGATAATTCGTCATCCCCGTAAAGAAGCGAACCGTTTAAACTAAAAGCACTTTTGGCAATCGAAAGGCCGTCTCTATCCTCATCGTCAACCTTTGTGTATTGCGCCCTTGGGACATAGAAGCGAAACTTATTGCCAGCTGTCACGCCAACCGTAAAATCAATGACCATCTCAGCTCCCGAAAACCATTTGGAATGAAAATCGTGTGCAGCACAGGAAACCATCTCCGGATTAAACGAACCGATGACATTCCTGCCGGTAATGGCGAAAGACAGGATTCCTCTCGGGTCATTAACATCGTCGCGGACCGCCAAGGTATTGCCGACATCGATATCCATTTCTCCAACCTTAGCGGAATAAGCGTCTACCGAAAAGAGCGCGCTTAAGAATACCGGCGGCTTTGTGTTTTCATAAGTTACGTTGGCAAGGAACGCCGTATCAGCAACTCCTGCCTCAACACCCTGGAAGTCAAAATCAAGAAGTACCGGTTCACCTGACTTGAATCCAAGCTTTACCTTGCCTCGGCAACCTTTTAAGAGTTTGCGCACACCGTCTTCATAGCTTCCTTGCGTAAGCGAAGGAATGTTGTCAGAAATGGGCTTAAGCTCATTACCCACTGTTGTCGGTGCGGACGAAGTAGTCGCAGTTGCACTCGACGCTTCACCAGTAATTATCTCTCCTGACTCAAATGTCCCCGAGATAGACACAAAATAAATATTGGGAGAGCCGTTTGCAGTACTAATCGCCACTCTGCCTTCTGCGCCAGAAGTCCCGCCGGTAATTGTTTCACCATGCTGAAAAGACCCGTTGGTAATCGCACCAATATTCATAGACTTAAGCTGGTTGACTCCGAATCCGCAAGCCTGTAAAAGTTTTGCCCATTCAGGTGCTACGGTAGCAACTCCTGAACCCCTTAACTCCAGCCGATAAGATAATGCTGCCGGCCGCTTGCCAGGAAGCTTAGCAATGTTAGAAAACGATTGCCGTGCAGGATTACGTTCAAACATGGCAATGTCAAAACTTACCTTTGGGTTATAAATAAGTAACTTTGCGTCCGCCGCTGCAGGCGCTTCTGCCACGCCCTCTGACGCTTCAATTTTTGCGGCGAGTTGTCTTTTTCGCGTAAGCATGCTTTAGCCTCCTCTATCCCGAAATCTCGGGATCGTTTTGTTTATGCTGATAAATAATCTCAAGCTCTATGATGATCCCCGCCTGCGGCTGACCTTCCAGCGTTTCAAAGAGAACGTTTGATTTGATGTTCGTATCTTTGGCAACCCCACTGCGGGTATAATCAAGCATTAACGCTTTTTCAATATCTCCTAAAAGGCTGTTTAAGAGCGTATCAGTAGCCTGTGGATCAGCTGCATCCTGCCTCATCCAGACATCAAGATATACGGTAAACTTACAGGTCGTAAAAGGATCGGGGACCGGTTCTTTTTCTTCAGGACCAGCGTTAATTACAATACAGGGAACGGCTACAAGCGAGTTGCCGGATTGTCTCCACCTTTGCACACTCGCAATATCGTTATGATATCCGTTTGCGATTGAGACAGTCTCAAGCGTTATCTTTAGATTTTCTAAAATACTTTCTCTTACCGTCATACTTTGCTCAACGCCTTTTCAATCGATTTATTCAAAATCTCAATCCGCGCGTTCTGTATCTCATCCCATGTTTTGTAAAACATAAGCCTGGGTTTGATCCTGACCTGATTCTTAAGGATAAAAAGCGGCAGAATCTCCCGCAGTTTCTTTTTAACCTTGGCCAAAAATGTTTTGCCTTTCAATTGAATACGAATTACATTTTTAAGTAACCGCGGCCGCCGGTATTGCCTCTTAAGTCTGCCATCAGAAGTAAAAAGCTCTTTTCTTGCCGATAACGGCACTGCGAGTTTTCCTCCGCCGGGATTCTTAAGCGTTGCGCCTTCTTCGTGCATGCGCGCAATCTTGGAATCCGAAAAAATCACCATGCCCATTCCCTCAATATCCTGCGACACAAGGCTTGCCCGTTGAAAGTGCGTAAATATCCCATGCGGATGAGCCCGTATTCCCGGAGGGCCTTGAAGCCGCGTCTGGCGAAAAATCTTTAAGAATTTTCGGCTGATGTGATCCATGCCGTCGCCAAGCTCGTATTTAAGATCTTTCGGGAAAAGCCTGATAGCCCGCTCTAAATTTTTTGTGTTTATCTCTAACCTAAGTTCGCTCATTTTTGTAACAGTAACTGCCACACCCCTTCGTCTTGCACTAGAATATCCGCAACCACCCAATTAACTAAAGGCCCGCCGATAACCTCAGCAAGTGAAACCAAATCCCCGCCTTTATTAATAGACGCGATGCCGCTCACGGCATCATTGGCAATGAATATCTCGCATTGGTTTATGAGAATGCGGCCCGCATCCTCGGAGGCAGGGTCTATACGCTTACGGTTTACAACCGCTTTGATAACTTTTGCAACACCGTCTTTGGGCGTGTAAGTAATATCCTCGGCGAATTCATCCGAGTTTAAAAATGTCTTTGCCGCATCCTGCGCTAAATCCGATTTGAAAGCCATAGCCCTCCTTCCCAAGCTTTGCCGGGAGACTTTCAATAGTCCCCCGGCGTATTGCTTGTTCAGACGATTATTAAGCGTCGACTTTCATCAAATGTGCAAAAAACGGATCGATGATTAGCTCATCAACATGCTGCCTCACGCGGAAGATGTCACTTCGCGCTGCATCATCGCGGTACTGCTCAACCGTTGCATTCTCCGGGCTGTCGGCACTCCACAAGAACACCCTTCCGACACTTGGGTCGGAAAGCCGCTGCGAATCCCCGATAATTGCCACCATCGCGTAATCGTCATTCCAGATATCCGCGCTAGCGAAAGGTTTACCTTCCTTCGCAGTATTATAGATACCCTTACCGACAAGAATCCTGCGGACACCAAGGATATCTGCGAGGGCATTAAGTATCTCTGCCTCGGTAAGTCTGGCCACATATTTAATCGCATCCTTGATGCTGTTATTGGAAAGCAGCCGATCGATATTGGCCTTGCTGCAAATAAGCGTGTTCGGATCAATGCCGCAGTTTGCCCTCACTCTTTCCCGCGCTGCCCGCACCTGCACCGGAACGTCAGAACTCGGATTGTCCCAAGGCGCGCCTGAATTGTCGGTATAGAGCGTGGGTCCGGAAAAGGTAGTTGGGTTAAACACAACGCTGGAAATACGTCTTTCCTGAGCCTGAAGCACCCGGCGCGTGATGATCTGCACCGTAGTAAGCTCTGCGTCGAAGTCAGTTGCATAAAGACTTCTCTCGCTGTCATCAAGAGGCCCTTCAAGACCATATTCCTCGCAGTTATACTGCTTATCCTTTGCTTGAAATCCATCCCTGTTATAGTTGCCGCGTGGCGCTCTCTTGGTATCTGCTTCGCGCGTGATACTTTCCCTTGTAATGGCGGGAAAGATACTTGCCTTTTTCTTAGTCGGGAAAATCGGAAGCACCTGAGTCCCGATAAACTCATCCTGAGCTTGAATAAACTCAATCGCCGCCTCACCCAGCTCTAATCTTGGTACTGCCCTTGAACCCTGATAATCAACTCCCATGTTATTCCTCCTGTCCTTTAATGGTTAATTACAACAATAGTCCTTCGACAATTTCCCCGTCGCTCGCCGATGCTTCCAGCACACGACCCTGAATTGAACCGCTTACTGTGGCGCTCACCTTGCCGTCGTTTGCGCCGTAAAAGTTCCCAGCTACAGCAATAGCTCCGTTTGCCACAACCTTGAACGTTCTGCCGGTTGTCTTTAAATCAACGGATACCATTTCACCCACTGCTGCTGCGACCGCGGTAAAACCGATAAACGCTTCGCCAGCGTCCGCATATTCGACCTGCGTTCCGCTTCCTGCGCTTAATTTAACCCGGCGATATGCTTCCAATGCCTCGCCAGCCACAAATGCCTTTGATCCAATATTGAACTGTGACATCTTTCTCCTCTTTCGTTTTTATTGTTTCCTTTTCTCTGCCGTGGCCTTCAATGCCTCGGTCATACTGCAATTATGTTCCTGCCTATAGACGCGAGCCTTTTCAAGATGAGTCGTAGGCTTCTTGCCTTTTTCCTCATCGCTGTCAGGACCAACGCCCGGAGCTGCTGCATTCTGCAGTCCCGTAAGCTGCTTATCCTGAAAACTGATCGTTGCCTGCTCTAAAGACAATCCGTTCTCGACCGCGGCAAGAGCAAGGGCATTCATATCTTTAAAAGCTTTTGCTTTCTTTAAGATTGACACCACTCGCTCTCTTTCAAGCTTCTGCCCATACTCACCGCCCTTTTTGACTCTCTCATCAGTTCCTGACTTAAAGATAGAATCAAAAATGTCAGCCCGCTCCTTTTTCAACTGCTCTAACGTTAAATTCTCGAACATGGTTCTCACCTCCTGTGTTTTTAAAATGGTTTGAAATTCATCCTTATTCGTGCGATACCTCTCCAAAAATGCAACTACCCTGTCAACGGCATCCGGCTCACTCAAAAATCTGTCTAAGAATACCGTCATCTCAGCCGACGGCTTGACTGATCCTGAGAAAAATGGCATGCCGAAAAGACCGTTATTCGCCGCCGGATCGTCAACGATATCCACCGACATCAATTTCTTCACGCGGATAAGAGGCGGTAAGACATTCCCTTTTTCATCCTTTGTCAATGACCCGTCTTTTTCCTGCCGGTACTCCTCGTCCCAATGTATGACCATGGAAGAGCCAAACGCATCGGAATCGCTTTCCGCTAGCTCCATGACATAACCAGCTAAATCCCCATCGGGTGTCTTGTGCGCGGTCTGGTCAATATGTAGATCCGCCCGGACTATTGTTCCCTCGCGCCTAAAATTCATAACCCGACCCAAAAACGTCCCGAGAGCAGTTGAACTCATATTAGGATGGCCAAACCTTGACTTGATCCCCATCTCTAACTGGTTCCCCAGCTCAACAATTTTGTCTAATGCCGAATCATCGAACTCCCCCCTTTCATCGTGCGTGACACCTTTGGTGACAACAGCAAAACCTTCGATTACCTCGTTATTCCTGCTAACCCGGACACCGCCAGTTCTTGCTATATCCGTGCGAAAAAGAATGTCCTTATTTGCCATTTGGCTCTCCTATCCGAATATCCAATTCCTGCGGCATGGCCATCTGTGTTTTACTGCCGACTATTATCTTCCTGGTCGTTTGGATCTTTGGTTTCTTTTGGTTCTTTTGTTTTTTCATCGCTTGGAAACTCCAAACCTAATTCTTTCATCTTTGTGGTCTCGCGCTTACGCTGCTCAAAACTCTCTTCCCAATCTTTACCTTCCTGCGCATAAAGATCCGAGTAAGTAACAATGCCGTTCTTTAATCCGACTTCTGCCGCCTGCGCTTCTTTTAAAGGATCAACCCATTCCCATCCCGGCGCAATCCATGAGGCATTCGCCCAGTAACGTTTGTTTTCATAAAATGTCTCGGCTTGAATTTCTCTGCGAAGATACGCTTCCTCTAAAAGCATTTCCCATATTGGCTGGCAGAGTTTACGCGCCAGCCACTCCTGCCTCATCTTAAAATACCTGCGTGCCTCTAATAATGCTGCCCGGGCGCTTGAATAATTCGTCTTTGAGAAATCTTTAGCCACCAGTTCATACGGCAGGCCCAAAGCAGCAGAGATCGCTTTTAAAATCCTTTCCACAAACGGCTCAAAGGTCGCTCCCGGCCTTTGCGGATTAAACGAGGTAATGTTCTCTCCGGGTAAAAGATGCTTGATCATCCCCGGCTCTAATGACTCAATAAGCTGCCCCGAAGAATTTTTGTCGTATGCGGAATTAACCGCAACGTCCATTGACGCTTCCGAAGTAATAAAAAGAGAGAAACACGCCGCTATTCTCGCCGCCACCAGTTCAGCCTCGGCGTATTCTGACAAGTCCTTGAAATAGGTCAGAACCGGCGCAAAGAAAGGAACGCCTCTTGTCTGGCCTGAGCGCATAACGTAGTACAAATGAAAAATATTCCTGCGGCTGTATTCGTTCTTGGCGGAAATCTCGATAAATTCCCGTTCAGTCTTTTTTGTAAACCGGATATCTCCTGGATGCGTCTTTTGAATAAAGTATGAAATCGGCTCACCCTTTTCTCCAATCCGGACACCTGATCTAATTGCCTTGTCACCCTGCATGCCGGGCGGCGTATCAAGCCGGTCAGATTCAACAATCTGCAACGCCAAGGAATACGGCCTCTCCGGATCCTTAAGCATCGTCGGGATAATGATCGCTTCGCCATTTTCTAAAATCTGCCTGTCAACGAGCTGCTGGATTTCGTAAAAATCCATGCGGTTTCCTGCATCAGCAAAAGGAAGCCAGTTTTTCCAAGCTCTCTCAGCATTTTTTTGAAAGCCGTTTGCAGCGTTATCTTCCAACCCAAGCGATTCTTTGTCGACTCTCGACTGCGGTCTTATCCCTGAGCCGACAACGTTCGTGGTCATTGTGCCGGTGATTCCTGATGCATGCGCGTCGTTTCGATTTAAATCGCGGCTGCGTTCGCGGATGTCTTTTAATTCAGGTAACAAGTCCTCATCTGCCGAACCGCCGCCAGGAAGCCAACTAGACCTGAGCCTTGATCTTGAAGCGCCTTTGTAAGAACTAAACGACTCTGAAACACTGATTGCCTGTCGATACATACGTCTCTTAAAACCGGCCCTTGGCGAGAAAAACGAAATGATGCCGTCTAGTCTTTCTGATAATTTCTCGGAAATCTTCTTCATGACGGCTCCTTGAAAGATGCATAAGTAGTCGTGTCGTTTGATCCTGCGATTTCCCTGCGAAGCTGATCCCGAAGTTTAAGCAGTTCACTTAGCGTAATGTATTGAAGGTTTCTCCCGTTAATCGAATAAGACTGCACTGCTCCGCCGGTCATGCGAGCGTTAATTGCAATCTCTACGTTTTCGAGCATCTCCTGTTTTGTAGGTGCCACGCTGCACTCCATTTTGTTTTGCCCAATAAAAAAGCCCGCTACCGCCGTTCGAACGGTAACAGGCTTAATAAAGCTATTGGGCGCGCTTCAAGAAGTGGCCGACTTCTTCGCGCAGATATCTAAATCAATATTACTACATACTATATTTTTGACAAGAGGGTCGTTACTACAAATTAGTAAAAAGTCATTTATCGGTTTCAACCTCGAGCGACTTAAAATTATGCCCGCATTTGTTGCAAATATGATAACGAATGGGCGGATGACTCGAATAACAGCGGACATTTTTACTCCTGCACTTGGGGCATTTAAGCGGTATGAAGTGTACGCCATAATCTCCCGAATCATTGGACGGCCGGCCGAAAGGTTTTTCTCTCTGAATGTTTTGCTCTGCGCTGTTTAAATCTTTTAGCCAGTTTGGTTTTCGCTCAAGCCATTTGCCCATTAAAGCCAGGACCCTTCCCGCCTGCGTATCCAGTTTTCTTTAGCATTTGTAACGTCAGTCGGTATTTGCTGATGAACTCTCACTCCATCGTCTTTGCGCATGTTCAAGGCCCGGATGATATCAGCCGCGGCCAAAGCGTAAACCTCCGCATCCAGATAGTGATTAGCGGATGCTTCTCTCTTTTTCTGCCAGACCTCTTTCGCACGGCCGGTTGTCCTGTTTCGAATCAAAATCTTGTGTTCAGATGTAAACTGCAAAAGATAATCTTCACTTGGATTCCTGAAGATATGCCACTTGCAGGGATTTTTTGAAATGACCAAACGGTTTATTTTGTCTTTATACTGTGTAACATTCAGATGCCATAAGACAAGCCCGCCGGGAATAACAGCCCCGGTGCGTGAATTGATATCTATTTTGTTTGCTCGGTAGAACCGGCCTCCGCTTATCTCCTCAACGCCTTTCACCGCCTTTGACCTGTCGGCCCAGTGACGGCAGAAACGATATACCTCATCGGTCCTAAATCCCGAATCAATACATGACATGTAAACTGCGAGTGTTTCATCCGAATCCAATCTTTTGTATTCCGTCTTAAACAGAGCCTCTACGACGTCCTCCCAATATTCAACGCGTCCGGCCCGGATAAGCCACGATTCCTCGTAATATCCCCATCCTCTAATCACGAAATAAAAATGATCCTTCTGCACATCCACGCCAGCCGTCAATACCAAGACATCATCAGGCACAACTCCTTCGTCATAATCCCGGGCAAGATTACGCACTCTATCAACTGTCGTTTCTTCAATCTTCTCTTCCCAAACTTCCGCGAGCCAGGAATTGACAAAGTTCATCAATAACTCAATGTAGTCTTTTGATTTCAGAAACTCCGCCGCTATGTCGGAAAAGGTAAGCCATGGAGAATAAAGCGAGCTGATCCAAAAACCCCTATTCCGCGATTTTTCCTTTTTCTCAGACACCCACTCCCCGCTTAGCATCATCTTTTGCTTATAAGAATCATCTATCCGGGCATTGCAGTAAAAACATTCATACCATGCAAGCCTCTCCATTTTTATCTTCTCTGAAGACGATTCCTCTTTTGGCCATTTGATCTGACCAAAGGTCAAAGCCTGCATCTTGCCGCAGTGCGGGCATGGAACGTAAAACCTGCGTTGGTCGGATTTTTCATATTCCCGGAAGATATATCCTTCGCGCGTAGTCGGTGTTGAAACCTTGATTGTCTTCCTGTTCCAGAAAGTCTTCTGTCTTTCCGAGGCAAGTTTTATGGGGTCTGCTTCCCGGCCTGAAAATCTCGGATATTTATCAACCTCATCAAGAAATAGATAGCGGATAGGCCGGGATGCAAGATCAGCCGGGCTGTTTGAACCGGCAAAATAAAGAACCATCCTGTCAAAGTGATATTCAAGTCTGGTGATCTCATCTGCGTTCTCGGGAAGATAGCGGCTTAAAATAGGCGCGCCCTCAATCATCGGCCGCACACGATTATATGAAACGCTTTTTGCATCATCGGCCCGCGGCAGGACCATGAGCGTCGGCCCGGGATCCTGGTCAATAATAAACCCCAACATGTTATACATCGCTTCGGTCTTGCCAACTTGAGATGCAGCCATAACGGTAATTTCATCAACAAACGGATCCGTAAAAGCATCCATGATACCTTTAAGATACGGCGTTCTCTGCGTAGACCACTGCCCGGGCTCAGCTGAAGTCTTTACGTCAAGCCGGCGGTATCTATCAGCCCATTCACTAACCGTCATCTTGTCAGGAAGAACCCACTCCTCCCTGGCATAAGGCTTGACGGTTTTAAGCACCTCTTTTGTTAGCTTTATCATTACTTTTCACTCCGGCGAACTGATTAATAATGTAACGAATCTCCTGATCAAGCATTTCGCAAATTAACTTTGGATCCTGCTGATAAAGTTTTGGCGCAACATGTTTCGGAAGTCTCAACAATCCTGCTCTTATCCCCCTAATCTGGTTTTTAACGACTGAAACGTGATCCGCAAATGGAATAAGCTCTCCTTCTTTTTGTTTGAGTTCAAGCTCGCTTAACTTCGCCCTGTTTTTGCGATACTCGTTTTCCCAGTAATCCTTATCCTCGGCATCCTTGCCCTTATTCCCGTAGACCCATTTAAAAACATCGTTCACCTTAAATCGTGACAACTCACCCGAGGAATCTCTTATAACCGGCATCCCTTGTGAAACATAACGCCGGACCATACGCGAGGACTTTTCCAGATAAACTGAAATAATCCCAAGATCCACTGTCCCGTCTATAACACCGGTTTCTTTTGCCTGCTCGACTTTCTCAAACTCCTCAAGCTCTTTTAATTCCTTGGGGCCAAGCGATCCCCGGCCCAGTTTTTCAACTAAAGCAATGTAACGTTT